GATGAGCTAATACCCCGAGAAATAATAACGATGCAAAGATACATAGAAAATCAATAATACAAAGCTTTTGGGAAAGTTTTTTTCTCATGTGAACAAAAAATTTATTTGCCACTTTTGCGCCAAAGAGTTACTTTTGCGTGAAATTGTTTCAACATAGTTTCAACATACATACACGATTATGGCAACATTCAAATATGAAATATTTAAAGATAGGAAAAGAATAGATGGCACTTACAACGTTAAGATAAGAGTCACACACAATAGGAAGCTTAAAAGGATTCCCACTTCCATATATGTTACGAAAGAAGATATAACCAAGGGGTTTAAAATCAAAAATCAGTCCATCTTAGATGAATTAAATAACATCATATCCATATATCGGAGCAAGTGCAACCTGTTGTCATTGCTCATAAACGATATGGATATAACAGAACTTGTGGAGCATATAACCAAAACTGATGAATCATCTCTAAAAATAGACTTCATTTCCTACGCCCGCAAATGGATAGATGAGAACAGAGAGAAGCATGGAATCAATGTGTATTCCTGCATGGTAAACTCTTTAACAAAATTCCTGGGACGGGAGAAATTGGATTTTAAGGAGATAAATTACAAATTCTTGAAATCGTATGAAGAACATCTCGGTCAAAGACGTGCACTCTCTTTATATATGGGAGCAATCAGGCATTTGCATAACGAAGCTAAAAAAGAATATAATGATGAAGAAGCAGGGGACATAAAGATACCATGGTCTCCATTTACCAAGTATTCTATACCTAATATAATATGTACCCGCGAAAGAGCTTTGGACGCAGATACTATCAGAGCCATATACAACCTGCCATATATACTCACTAAAGATAAAAAGGAGAAGGATTGCAGATTTAATTTTGCAAAGGATATGTTTATATTATCCTTTTGCTTGATGGGTATGAACTCGGCAGATTTGTTTCTTTGTGACACTATAAGCGAAAGCAAGGGAACGCTTACAATCACATACAACAGGGCAAAAACTGCAACAAGAAGGACTGATAAAGCAAAAATAAGCGTTAACATTCATCCCTTCATATTGCCCATATACGAAAAGTATAAGGACGTATCCGAAGAAAGAGTTTTTAGGTTATATAAAAAGTATTCCACTTATGGCAGACTCAATGTTGCCATAAATGTAGGTTTGAAACAGATAGGGAAAGTTCTTGGCATTGAAGATTTGGAATTTTACGCAGCCCGGCATTCTTTCGCTTCCATCGCACGAAACGATTTAAAAGTGGACAAAGGTACAGTAGGAGAAGCACTAAATCATGTAGATAAAGAGAACAGAATGACAGATCTATACATAAAAAAAGATTTTTCCGTAATTAATGATGTTAACAGTAGGGTTATTGATTATGTTTTTAACCCCGATATGATGAAAGGGTAAATGTAAGGCAGCTTATTTGGCTGCCTTTTCTATTCTCCCTAAATAATCTTAGCTGTTCAATAGTCGGATTAAAACGTAGAATTTCTTCCAGTCTTGCTTTATCACTAATATCATTGAATTAAGATATTTTCCACAATCGAGAATTTTTGCACATCTATCCAATTGAAATTCTCCCTGTGAATATTTACCTATTGTTAAGTATTTTCTTTACCCAAATGAACTGCTTTTTTGGCAAAAGCATGAAAAGAAACCGTATGTCAACATGTCGTCAGGAAGATTGTATTCAATAAGATCTAGAATGCTTTTTATCTATTGTTGTAATTGAAATAAACGCTCTGTTAAGATGTCCATTTTGTTCTACACTCTTTACTTGAACTTTAAAAAGTTTATATTTCGAATCATGAAAAACCTTACTATGCACAGTTTTAACATATCCTATATCTATACCATCCTTAAAGAGTTGCACTGCATATTTGTCATACAAATTTCTCTTATCCAACTTCCATTCGAGTATATCCCCTTCCTTTAATATTCCACTAGGTAACTGTCTTCTTGTCAGCCCGCAAACCTCACTAGTAAATTTTAAATCACGAACAGGGTAATATTCTGCCAAAAATTCAAAATTATCTGTTGATAACAATCCTTGAGTTTGAGCCAGTACGTAGTATTTATTCTCTTTCAATTTAGGGTTAATCTCCCAATAATTATAATATTTTTGTATATCGGAACGCTCCGTATTAGTTAAGCGTTGAGCAAATACCTCTAAAACATTATTTTTATATACAACTTCTGGGTTTGGAAAGTCAGGATACATATTAAAGCCTTTTTCTAAAGCTTCTTTTACTCCATCAGATATATATTCAAACCTAACTCCTTCAGTCTGATTTCGAGTTATTTTACCTATCTTTATTCGACTGTCATTTCTGCCACGTCTCCAGATTAGATAGATGCGCTTTATATATCTCTTCATAATATAATGTTTTTTAATCTCAAAATGCGTTCTTTTATCAGTTTAAATATCAGCTCCTTACGATAAGAGGATAAACCATATTCTTTCCTCAAATCATTTGGAAGTTCTTTATCTATATTAAAAATTATATCACGTATTTTGTTTTCATCATACAAAGATATAACATTATTTATTATGTTATCAACTATTTCTTGATATTCGACTCTTATATTTTTTATAAGCTCAAAATGATTCAATTTGATTCCATCGTTTCCCCATCTTATTTCAGATTTACCTCGATTGATAAAACTATCAAACATTATATCATCATTTAGCATCTGCTTTACTGCGTCTTCACTTTTTTCTCTAGCTAAACAACAACCGCTATCATATATTGGAGAATACCTACCTTCCATTTTGAGAATTTTCATTTTTACATGTCCGTTCGGGTTCTTGAG